GTGCGGAATGTCGGCGTACCAGACGCACCGGATGGCGAAGCAAAAAGCAGATTTGCAGCCTGCGAATTGAAAGAAGCCGTAAGTGTTCCACTCGTTGTTACAGGGCTGTTTGTTACCGTGAAAATTGAAGGCATAGAAAGCCCTACACTTGTCACTGTTCCTGTGCCGCCCGTGCTTGAAATGGTCACTACCCCGTCCGCGCTTGTGCCTGTTGTGGCAAGCGTGATATTTGTGCCTTCCACCAACTTAACAGAACCGCCAGAGCTTGACAGCGTGACCGTGTGGCTTGTAGCGTCAGACGTGTTTGCAATTGTTTGCAGCTCATTTGTCACACTACCATCAACTTCGGTTCCTGTAACTGTGAAATTTGGATATGTGCCAGTCACGGCGTTTATGCCGCCTCCTGTGATCGAAACCACCTGATTAGGAGCTGTGTTTGTTATTGTGAAATTTGGGTACGTGCCTGTTGCAGAAATGCCCGTGCCGCCTGTTATCGAAACGGTCTGATCTGGAGATGTATTTGTAACCGTGAAACTTGGGTATGTCCCCGTGACCGACATCCCGGCTCCAGACGCGATAGACACCGTCTGATCTGGAGAAGCGTTTGTGATTGTGGGATTACCTGAAACGCCATCTCCGTTCGTTATCGTAATGCCTGTGCCGGGCGTTAGCGAGCGCAGCGCCCATGTTTCTGCGCCGATCCGGGAAGGAATGCCTGTACTTGCAAGCGCCTCGATTGCGGCAAGGTCGTTTGCAGGGACAATCGTTATTGTTCCCGCCACTGTGATCGGTGCGCCAGAATGCGTTATGCCGGGATTAGGCGTAGAAATATCCACGCTTGTAACCGTGCCTGTTCCTGACGTTGCGATGCTATCTACATTAACGACCCATTTCCTGTTTATGCTGTCAAATGTGACTTGCGCCAGGTTGCGCCCAACGATTGCAAGCGTGTCGCCCTGATAAATAGGCGCTATGTTCGTGCTGTCTGAAGCGTAGAACATCGGATCGGCGTACAAGCCGCAAGGGCAGTCAACTGCCGATTTCAGGCTGTCCATCGTGCCGAATGCCGTACCATACAAGTTTACCGAAATACTTTCGCTCGACGCGGCAATTTCTTGCAATACAAGGTTATTCCCCTGCTCCTTGACAATATACGGTGCGTCTATCCACTTGTACGCAATGCCGTTTTTTTTCACCAAAATACCGCAGAAAAGGCGCGACTTAATCGTACTGCTGCAAATATCGCAATTGCTGTCTGCCGCCGTCACGTAGTCGCAAATACACTTGAATGTAAATACGGGCGATTGCGCACTTGCGCTGTGCGCCAGAATAAACAAAAAGAATATGTGCAGTATTTTTTTCATGCGAATGGGTGTATTTTATGCGGGAAAGCCCGCCCGTACTTTTACAGGCGGGCTTTGTCCGGTGAGAACTCTGGTCAAAATTGTTATGCGTAGTCAGGCGCGCAATCAGAGCGCTCGAACGTTGCACCGCCCAGCTCAAATGTGTTCGTGCCGTTGTCGGTGATGGTAAGCTCGAAAGCTGTCGCTGTTTCAGTTACGCTCAAAATGGCGGTTGTTGGCCAGTTTGCCAGCGCTTCGACAGCGGTTTTCACCTCGGCAGCCGTGTTGCCCGCAAGCGTTTTGGACGCAAGGCTTGCGCTTGTGCCGTTAATAATGAAGCTCGCTGCTGAGCCAGATCCAGGCCATGCGTAGAAGAAAGTGCAGCGATTGATGCGCGTGCATTTCTGTACAGCGGAAACGCTGGTTGATGTGTTGTGCGTAGCGCTTACGACAATCAGGTCGCCCGTGATCTTGTAGATCGTGTTGGGGCCTGAAACAACGGAAGCAACAGCAAGCACTTGATCGCTGTCAATGTCGTAGCCTTCCGCAAGGATAGCCGCCTTGATGGCAGCCTTTACGGCGGTTGCGCCTGTTGCCGGAAATCCGGTAGTCAGGTCTTTGTCGTTGCCATCGCGGTCTTTAATGACAATTTTATTTACCGCGTTGGCAGTCGGGATTGTAAGCCAGTATTGGCAAACGTCGGTGTTATTACCGCAGCACCCGCTTGTTGTGTCGTACAGCTTCACCAAGTTGTCGGCGTTCTGTCCAGGGTTTAGAATTGATTTAAACATAGTGTTTTTGTTTATGTGTTTAAGGTTGCCGCGCCGTCCATTTGGCGGTACATATTTGCTGTGTCCACATCGCCCCACTTTCCAAGCGGGCAATGCGTGATTTCGTTGCGCCCTTTCATTGCATTCCAGTTTACTGCGCTGCTTGTCTTCAAATCCAAAAAGCACCCGCACACCCTGCACTTTTCAAGCGATTCATCGCGTTTGTCGCAAGTCATACACACTTTGTAGCGCTCACTTGCTACCTCCGGTGTTACTTGTTCTTTTACGATTATATTTTTCGCCGCTAGGTGTAGCGCTTTTTGAAATAGATTCATGCCTTTAGTGTTTAAATGCCCACCTGCGCCTCTGGTTGCTTTGTGGTGCGCATGCCGCCGCAGTACAGCCCGGCATTGTGTTTATGGGCATCCCGCAAGCGCTGTCTGACTGCTTTTGCGCCCAGCGTATCATATTTAAAACCATCACGCGCAAATCTTCATTAAGCTGCGTTTTGTAGTCGTTCAGAGTCTGACGGTCAGCAGTCGTAAAGCCCTGATTGTTGTAAGACCCTGCACCTGAAAGCACGGTTAATCCGTTTGCGCCCGTTGTCCTGGTTGTCCGGTTCAGCGACTTAATAAATATGTGCATTGCAAATATTTGCCGCAAATGTTCCTCCCATAGTTCGTTCGCACAGTCGATTGCAAAGCGCTGCACTTCTGCCCATTCTGTGCCTTCGCAGAGCGGATCAGTTGTATTCATATCTGTTGTGCTTTCGTACAACAGCCCGTTTTTCGTGACCTGATCGCCAATGTTGTAGGCGCTCGTTGAACACCACTCAAGCGCGGTTTCTGAATACGCATTCGCATTTTGAAGCATCCAATTGTATAGCGTATCGCCCAGGCATTCATGCCCGTACTGCTGCTCGAACACAGGTATAAGTTGCGCGATACCATCGGTCGGATAGTCGCGCCCGGCAGGCGAGTGCCTAACCACCTCAAAGGGCGTTATTAGTACCTTGGTTGCCATTCTGCTTATACTGATTTACCTGTGTCTGAATTGGGCTTTCAAAGGTGATGCTGTACTTATTCAATCCCGGCTTCCCAGCAACTTCCCATACAAGCGACAAAATGCTGTTTGAGAACGCCATAAGCGTAGCGCGGTGTTCTGAAATTATCGGCTCGACATTCATTACATAATCTTCGACAAATGAATTTGCGCCAAATCCGCCTGCTACATCAAAGCCCATAAACCGCAGCGTAAGGCAATGCTCACGAACGATTTTTTGCTCGGATATTTCACCCGTTACCTTGTACCATGCCTCGTTTGTGTTCGGCTTAACCTGGTGGACAAACATCGGGCGGGAGCCAATCGGGCGCGCTGTGACAAGCACGGCTTGCGGCTCACTGCCTTTGTTCGTGTAATTCTCTTCCATGCGCGTAGCGAAAGAATCAAACCCGGATTGCTGCGCGGCTGCGTTGTCTATTGCAGGCGTTCCTGCGTCGTCGTCTTCAACCTCAATAATAAGCTGCCCGACAAAGTTGCCAGCAGCCTGTTTAATCAGGTAGATTGCATCCTGCACCTCGCGGTATGCGTACATCGCTGCACCTTCGCTGTCTGGCCTCCCATACCAATTGCCGTCTCCTGATTTGAGGTGAAACATTGTGCGCAGCACGCCGTCTTTTCCTTTTAAAAATGTAGGGGCAATGGGTAGTTTTGTAGGCGGATTTTTGCGCAGGTATTCGCTGTCCCATTTTGGAGAAACCGCAACTGCGCGCAGTTCTCCCGGCTTGGTAGCTATGTATCGCACATCTGTCACTTTCACGTACTTGATCGCAGCGCGGGTTTGCCCGTTTACGGTTGAAATAGACAGCTCTGCCCAGGCATTTCCCGTCCCAGACATCGCGGATTGCAATTTCTTGTGAAAGGATCGAATACCGTCTTTGTATTCAATCGTCTCTTTTATCGCCTGTGCGTATGCCTCTTTTTCTGCAACAGAAAGATCAGCCAGCGGCGCGCCTGAATCAAATTCAGGATCTTCGGCAGCGACAATTTTAACGCGTGACCCTACGACGTATTTAGTTATTTTCTGAATAGCTGCGCTTTGCGTAGGCGACAGCTTTGCCAACATCAAATACCAGTCAAGCAGCGTGTCGCCAGAATGTTGGCTACTACCTGCATACGGCACAAGCCTATATTCTGCGATAACTTTCTGAAGTTCGTCTGTGTCCTTAATCTCGTTAGGTATCGGGTTTTCAGCATCAAAAAGGTTCACCCTCTTTGACTTTCGCCCGCCCCTATGCTCGATCATGGGATTTGGAACAACAGTAGTACCTTCTTCGCAGCAGCTTGACATTATTCTTTGTCGGCTTTCAGTTTTTCTTCAAACTCTTCTACACAGGGGCAGCCCTGCGCATAGAGCGCTTTAAGGTCGCTTTGCGTAGCAACAGGCACAGAGACTTTGCGCTCTGGCGCGCTTGCGCTTGCGGGAACCGTGTTTACGAACGCTTGATTGAGGGCAATTGTCTTGCCCTCAATCTGCGTACACAGGTTTGGAATGTTCGTGAATTGTGGTTTGATCCGGTACATTGCAACCATTTTTACAGCGCTTCGATGGCGGTGTCTGTGATTGTTGTGAACGGAGCGAGCTTTTTGCCTTTTCCGCGAATAAGGATCTCAAGGCGCGATTCCTCGGCTGCTGTTCCACCCATTTGGGATGGCACAACAAGCGTGTCGCGCACCTTCGTTCCGGTGAAACCGCCGACAGCGGCAGAATCAATCTCAAGCCCCTGGATCACGCGGCTGCCGTTTGTCAGGACGTGTACAAACACAAGTTTGCAGCAGTCCGCAATGTCATCGGCAAACGACTTGTAGGCGCTTGACATACCGCCGAACTTTAATAGGGCTTCTTGCTGATACTTCAGCGCTCCCGTTTCGTTCGTGCGTTCGCCTTGCTGGTTGAAGTACGACGTCTCGTCGAGGTTGTAAACCAGCTTTTTCCAAAGCCCTGTCGTGGACATGGTGAAGTTGGTAATCACGCCTGAAGACGTTGTAATCGCGGTGATGTCTGTCAGCTTGCAAGCATAAGAATACTGCAAGCCGCCCTCATTATCTGGACAGCCAGAGGTGCTGTTAAGTGCTGCTATTGCGCAAGCCATAGTCGTTCAGGTTTATGCGTTAGGAGAAAGGTTACGCGCATACACGCAGAAGTCTTTGTCTGCAAGTGCAGTACCCCAGCGGAAAGTCGTGTCCATGTAAATCTTTCCGTTGTATGGAGCCTCAAGGCGCTGCGTGATACGCAAGCCTGTGCCTGGATTCCATGCGCCAGGAAGATTCATTACATCGGTTGCGATACCGAACGTGCCGGGCATAACCAGACAAACACGGTGGCACTTTGTGCCTACGATTTCATCGAAATAGGCGCTTTCATCCCAACGCACAACAGGAATACCCTTGTAATTCAGCACACCTGGCAACATGCGCATTGTGCCGTCTGTTCCCATCAGTTGGAAGTTCAGCAGGTAGTCATTGCCGTTGCTGTTTGCAAGCAGGTATTGCTCGTAAGCGCGGAACTCGGCATCTGTGCAAAGCATGATTGGGTAGCGCTTCGCTGATCCGATCATAACACCATTGCGGGCTGCCGTGCGCAATTCAAATTTTGCATGGCTGATAATAGCCTCAAACAAGGCAATAATGTCGCCCGTATAATTGTCGTTTGCGTCAATGTCTGCGTCTGGAATATCAATGTCGTATCCTGATTCGCCTGCGTCTGCAAGTGCGTCGAGCAGCGTCACAATGCCGCTTGTTTCGTTCGGACGATCCGCGCTGCCGACCATCTGACCGTAGAAGTCTTCCCAACGGTCTTCGTCAACTGCAAATGTGCCGTTTGTGTCTGCGTCGGTGATGAGCGGGTGCAAGCCGAATGCGGCAAGTTCGTGGAATGAATTGCCAAGACCAGTTGCAAGGGTAGAAAGTGTTACACCAAGCAACTTCTGCAATTCAGGCGAGCCTTTCAGGTCGCGCACGCCATTGCCTTCGGTAAACAAGGATTCCATACAATCACCCCAGTAAGCGTCCGGGCATTGTTCGCCTTGGTACTCGATAGGAGAAGTGTTGATGTCAACAAGCCCGGTGCGGATTTTGCCGTTTGGACTCCATACGCAACCGTTTTGGCGCGGGCGGAAAAGGTGGTAAGCTGGCTTGATGGATTGGAATTTGGCTTTGCCATATCCGTCCACCTTCAGTATGCTAAACAGGCCAAGCTCGTTTTTTGTGACGCTCGACAGCTCTACGCCTTGGCGCTGGAAGATGTTGAGCCATGCTCCGGTTTTCACCCGGATAAAATTGGAGGAGCCGTTAGAATCAATCTCTACGGCTGGCTGCGTGGGATCAAACCCGAACGCGCCTTGTGGTACAGTAATCATAGTAGTGTTTGTGTCTTGTTTGTGTTCGCGGTTGTGGTTACTTTATCGCCTCTAAAAAATCCCCCATCGTCATTACGCTGGCATTTGACTGTCGGGCGTTTTGAGGGATAGGAAGCGCGGGATCGGCAGGAGCAGGGACAGCATTGGCAAGCGGCTTGCCTGCTTTCAGCGCGGCCAATTCGCCGGAAAGCGAAGCGATTTGCGCAGTTTGATTGCTGATAACTGTGTCTTTCTGCGCTACTGTTTCAATAAGCGTATCAAGCGCGCTTGACAGCTCGGTGATCTTGCCTGTCTTTTCAGCGTCAGATGCTTCGGCGGCAGTAAATTTTTCATTCAGGGCGTCAAGCTGCGTTTGAAATGCAGTCATCTGCGAAGCGACAGCAGCGTTAGCCTCGGAAGCCGCATTCGCCTTGATGTCCGCAAGCGTGCCGGCTTCGGTAAGTGTTTGGTGCAGCTCTGCCTCTGTCGCGCTTTCAAGCCCGAAAAACCGGGAAAGCCCGCCCATAATTTCGGCGTAGAACTTGCTGTTTTTAATGTCGAACATAGTGTCGTGTTTGTGTTTAGTTTGGATATTTTGCTGCCCATGCACGGGCGCGTTTTATTGCGTAATTCAAATTACCAACCCCGTCAATAAGCCCGCGCCGCTTCGCTTCGTCAGCGCCGAACATATCGCCAGAAAGCGTCTGCTTACGGTATGCGTCTCCTCCCGTTAGCGGACGGTCGCTGGCGATCATTTCCTGAAATTGGTCTGTGTAAGTATTTGCTGCTTCTTGCAGCATGGAAAAGTCGCCCTCAAGGGCTGCGCGCATTTCCTTATTCTTTTTAGGCGCATTTTCGCCGTAAAAAGTCGCAAATGTGTCTTTGTACATTTGCAGAAATTCCCTATTAACCTGGATCAATGCGCCGATACTTCCAAACTCGGCAAGCACACCGTCTGCGATTACCTCATCTGTTTTCGCAATTGTGCCGTATGCCGCGCTTGCCGCCATTTGCGAAAAGCCGATAACAGGCTTGTTGCGTTCTTCGACAGCCGAGCGCATTAACTGCATTGCACTAACCTCGCCACCTCCTGAATTTACCTCCAGGATAATTGCGGAAATATTGGTATTGCTGTACGCCTTGCGAAGCATGTCGGCTGTTTCGCGTACGCCGACACTACAAGCGCCACCCTCTGCGCGCATTACGCCAATCAGGCGAATGAGCGCGATAGAGCCAGGCGTGACCTCGCCCTCGCGGGATAAGATGTAGGGATCTGAAATAACCGTGGGCTGCCCAGATGCAGCGAATGAGATAACGGAAGGCTGCGCCATACGCCTGCGCTCAGACATTCCGAGTGCTTCGTAAGGGATTCCTGCACGGCGCTGCTCCACTTCGTCAAGGTATTGGTTCAATTGCTGGAACCCATACTCGAAATTAATGCACAGCGCACCGAAAGAAAGCAGGCTTTCAACCCGTTGATTCTGAAAAGTAGTGTTTGTGTCGCTCATTCTGGCATATTGCTATTGCAAAAGTGCCGCCAGAACAAGCTATAAAAGCGCGTGTAACGCCGCTTCTTGGCCGTAAAAAGGCCGTATTTCGGCTATTATGGCCGTTTTCTGCCCCGCGAGGCGTTGTCCTTGATTGTGCGCACCTGCTTGCGCGATAGCCCATACTTGGTTGCTACCTGCATTTCAGACCGCCCTTTTGATAGGTCGTTAATCACCAATAGCGCGCACACGCGCACGTATCCGATCATTTCCGCGAACTCGCGAAATTGATCTGGCAGCTCTGCAAACGCCTCAACGCGCTCCCCGAATAAGGCAAACAATTCGACAGACCGCTTTTCAAAGCATGTCCTGTCCTGTGTTAGAACCTGATCTTGACCTCGATTGCCGTTCTTATCGGATTCAGCGATCTGGTTGCCTCTATCGGGATTATAAATGCCGTTACCCATGTTTTATTAAATTCGACGATGAAGGTGTATTGATTATTTTCTCTTTGAATTACGCGTAGTTCGTGCAGGTGTTTTACAACATCTTCAGGTATATGCACCTCGCAGCCGCAGCAGCGCGGTAGTTTCCCTTGCAGTTCGTGCGCAATTACGATGGCGTCATTTAGCCATTTTTTTAGCCTTGCTCTCGGCTGTACGTCTGTTTTTTTCATTTTCTTGAATGAATTGTAAAAACCACTGATAAACACCGGACTGCCCGCAGCAGTACGAAAAATCGGATAACTTGTATTCGTCGTGGATTCTGATTAGTTCGCGTTCGTTTGCGGTTTCTACTGCCAGCGCAACGCGGTCGTATTCAGATTCAGGTAGTTTTGAAAAGTCCCATGTCATACGATTAGAATTTTCTGATTGTCAGGAATGCGGAGCCGACATCTGTCTGCGCCTGGCGGCAGCGCGCGTACTTGCACAGCATAAGGCGAAACCCAAAAATCAAAGTCGCTTTTGCGTTTATTCGTGCTGCGCCCCGCCAAAGCGCGAGCGCACAGCGTAGCCTCATTGTCTGCGCCTTTTGATTCGTCTATGTATGCGCCCGTCACGCGCGATCCGCAAGCATAAACCTTTGCAGGGGCGAAGCATCGCGCAATTTCGCGGTATATACGCTTTGTGCTTTCGGGGAACTGCGCGAAAGACGCAACTGCATACTTGCTCATTATCGCCCGTAGCCATTCATCGTTTACCGTGACCTCTCGAAACGCCTCTGCCTCGCGGCTTTCGCTGATCGCGTATTTCCATGCTGCCACCTTCATAGGGTCGCTGCTGAATAGCTGCGTGCTGTTGCGGCATATCCTGCGATACTCGCTCCACACCTCGAAAGCGGTCATGTCGTGTATAGATTTTTGACTTTCTTTATACATGATCCTTACGTCGTGAATAGAATTTTGCCTTTTTTGAGGCGTTCGATTGCGTTTTTAAGATTCAGCGCCTCCAGGTAGGTGCAGTCTGGCATCAGGTTTATTTTGCCTTTAGATCCGCCCGGTACATAGTCGGTCTGATCTTCAATTTTGGCATGGCCAAGTATCTTGCTTTCGTGGTGAAAAATAAAGATTGACCCGCCCTTGATTGAGCGCCTCAGCTCGCCGATCTTGCCAAATGATCTTTGGATCGGAATTTTGATTTCGTGGACAACTGCGTCCTCGAGTTTGATTTCAGGTTCTAACTTCATTAGTATTCAACAGTTATTGTACAATCTTGTGGTTCACTCACCGGATTAGCGGCATACCCCATCGCGTCCCATGTTCCAGAAAACCATTTCTGCGCCATGTCAAAATCGCGGTAGCGATACACTTCGCTATCTGTGTCAGAGATTATAATTTCAAATGACCAACACGAAGGGTATTTGATTTTGAAAAACCGGGCATCCGGCTTATCAGGGTAGTCTTTTGTCGAAGGCGTGAATGTGAAATAATCAACACCGATGCTGTTTAGCGTATCTACCAGATTCGCAATAAAATGCTTCCCTGACACTTCCACAACCTTCAGAATACCAAAGTCCACAGGGGCGTCAAGCTGCTCAATGCCGTTTACCTTGAAAGAGGACACATTGAGCGCATCGAGCGTTTCTTGTGTTATGAATTGCCCGAAGTCCTGGTAATAGTTGCACTCCTTGAACCTACAAGAGCAGGGCAGGTCGCAGCACTGCGTATCAGACGGCTCGACCAGAAAGCGGATAGGTGTCGGCGATTCAAGCGCGGGCGCAAAGTCGCGGATACTTTCTGCAAGTGCGATAACAGGGCGACCGTTGTACCGAAAGAAAAATGGCGTCCTGAAGTCCCATTCAGAATACTGCGCAGAGGACATGTACACAAGGGCATCTATGTATGTACCCCGCTTTTGGCGCTGGAAAAATCCAAGATAAAACAGCACATACATATCGCTTTCAGCAACGCCATACACAAGCTGCCCCGGAATTGTCGGCTCGTAGCCTGCCGAAAACGGCAGTATAGGCGTATGCGCGGCATATCCAAATGTCTGCACGGCGCTACCCTCGAAAAAGAAAGAGCAGTCAAGCCCGCTTTCGGTGTCATACTGCCGGACATTTCCGTAAAAAAACAGCGACCTCGCGCCAAGCGCAAAAGAGCGCTCCCCGTCTGTGTTATCCCATAGGCGCGGAAAATAAACCATCGGTTTTGTTTTCTGGTCTCCAATATTCTTTGCCAGTCGCAGCGCGGGCGTTCTGCCTTGCAGGGTCGGCTCAAACATGGGATTTTTCAGGTCTATCACCTTGTCCTCAAGTTCGATACTGTTCAGCACCTTGCGCGAATATGCTGGCTCCGGCAGTTTCAGGCTATCAATATAGCTGTCTGAACTGTCTGCCCACGCAAGGCGCGTGTAGCGTGTTGCTGTTGCTTTTATGCGCGACATTTGCGCACTATCGCATATAATTCGGCTGCTTATGTCTATCGTGTCTTCGCCATCGCGGATAAATCCAGGCAGCGTATCGCCGTTTACAACCGTAGTTCGGTACGGGTGTATTGTAACCGTCCGGCTCAACCAGTCTGTTTCAACCCGCCCATTAATCTTGTGGACAAATGCCTTGAATAGATCAAGCAGCTTGTATTTGCAGTCAATCAGTGTGTTCAAATCTACCACGTCACCCCGCACAAGCGACTTGTTCGCTGGCTCTATCGTTATGCGGTAGCCTTTTTGCAGTACAATTGCATGGGAAGCACCAATGTACACGGCGGCAGACTGCCCGGGATCTAATTCGACCTCGTAACAGAAATTTGCAAAGCGTGTTTCACCGGACGGGATTACATAGACAGACGGCTCTTCAGCAAGGACTTGCCCTGAAGGGAAGCCGGAAGTAGGGTCAAACTCGATAATTGAAAACCCGATTGTGTTTTCAGCACCTCCCGTGTTTTCTATTGTCCCGATAAAACAGAACTTCCAGCGCCCCCTAAAAGGCAGGTTGTTCGTTATGCCGCCAAAGTACAAAGCGCCTGCCGGAAGGGCATTGCCACCCGGATCATATTCAACCGTTGTATAAGGGATTGAAGATGGTACAAGGGGATTAGGAATAAAGTCGGTTGTAAAGTTCGCGCCGATCAGCTTGTAATCACCGCCACGGCTTCGCGTGTAGTATTCCCGGTCGAGCAGGTATGCGAATTGGCATCTTGCCCAGTCTGAAGAAAGCACCTGCCCATCGAGTGACCAACCGATTTCGCAGAAAGCCTGCTTGAGCAGATACGGCTCTGAAATCCAGGGGCGCAAATCCTCAAGCCATACACGCTTTACTGCCGGGTCTGTGAACTGCGCCGGGTTTGACAGATCAACCCATCCGCCGTAATCCACGGGTATCCACCTGTGCGCAAGCCCTAAATCTACATACGCCTGCGCTGTCCAACTGTCTGCCACTTCGGATGCTGAAAGCGTTACTTGTCCACAGTCAACTGTGCATAGTTTCTTTTCGGATGCAAGCTCTATCCAATGGTTAGGCGAACGCCGTACCTCAATGTCCCATTCCTTTGTCGTATCATTTTTGCCTCGTATCCAGATCCTGTCAAACGGCATTTCGTAGCTTCCAACTACAATGCGCGCCTCAATGCCTGTGTCAAAATTGTCGGTTATTACAGGCGAGGAAAACGAGATAAATGCCGCGTCGTTCGTCGTAGAAAAAGGAACCGAAAACGGTAGCACACCGTCTGTAATCAACTGGTTTACGTCAGACAGCGCGTTTACGTCTTTCGATGTGCGCAGCGAAAAGCCCGGTTTCAAATCCAGAACCGCCCAGGCGCTGCCCGCAATTACCTCGCCCTCGGCAGACATTCTGACGCTTATTTTTATATTGTTCTGGCTCATACCCCACGCGGTGTTTGTAGTTTAGTGTCCTGAACCGTTCCTGTTATCACAAGGTCTATGTAGTCACCTGTCTGGAATATGCGCACGCCGCCCGGTTCAACCAATAGTCTTTTTGCGATCCACGAACCACCAAACGGGATTATCCCGGTTTCAGGCACTTGTACCCATCGCTCCGGGCTTGCCTTCAGGCTTTTGAAGTATTCTACCTCTTCAGGGTCAAAGTTGCGCCGGGCGCGAAGCGTGATCTTCTCATAGGCGCGCATTTGATTCATCATTCGACCTGAATACTTCGCGCTTTCGCTGCGTGATACGCCACACGCTACATTCAGGCATATTTCTGTGCCTTCCTGCACCATTTCTGTCTCTGTGATTTCGCACAGCAGCGTACCAATACCCCCGGCAGGTGTCTTGAAATACACATCTGTTAACGTGCTGCATGAATGCTCAACGCCTATGTATGTCTCCCACCCAATTGTGCCGATAACACCCGTGTCCCAAGCCTCGGCGCGAACAAAGAATTTTGATACGGTAGAAAGGTCGGGAAGCGAAAATAGCGAAAGCAAGCGCCCAGGGCTTACATTAAAGCAATGCACCTGATTTACAAGCACCGGAGCGTAATCAACAAGCGCGAAGTCAGTCGTACCATCGTTGTAGTACACGTTGAATCGCAGCTTGATAGTTGTCGGGGCAAGCGACTGATACCCTCCCGCAAGCCATAGCCATGCAAATGAGTTTTCACCCAATACAAGATACCTCGGCTTGTTCGTCAGAAATTGTGGACAAAGCGCTGGCTGCCCATCAAAAAGGTTATCTGGATGGTCATAAATGTACCTGCGCATGCCCATATTGTCATGCACCGGAATAACCGTATCCATCACCAAATATTCATCGCTATCTGCGAAAACTCCCGTTTGTGGTTGGCAAGAAGCATCGCGCCATGTAACGCCGTAATTGATTTTGAATGCCGCAACCATTGTAGTCTCTGCCGGATCAATCTCGCTGTCGAGTGTAAGGTCTGGCATAGGGGTATAAAGTGTTCGCTTCGCGTCATCCATAAAATCCACACACAATTCGTCTGCCACGCCGCACGTGCCGGACGGTGTAATACCTTCGTACCTTGTTATGGCCGAAAACACATTCGTACTGACATCGCCGCGAAGCAGTCGCACCTGAATCATAGCGCCAAGCACAAGCACGGGTGTCACGCCGTTTGTAACGGTAACGGTAGCGCCTGCGCCCGTAAGCGCGGCATATTCCATATTTGCCCCCGTGAAATTATCCTGCTCGCCACATGTCTTCCAGGTTACAAGCGTGCTGCGCAAATTGCCGTCAACTGCGATATTTGTATCGCGGCTAAAAAAGAAGTTTGCTTGCAGCATCCTGCGAAAGTTCGACCCGGTAGTATTCCCTGAAGAAACGACCTTGAACGAATTAGCTGTGTAGTCGCTTGCGCTATTCACCGTGAACGCTCTACCCCATAGCGTGAATGTCGTACCGTCTGCCGGGATTGAACCGACCGTGGAAGGGAACACCACAGAAATAGAGGCGTTTGATCCAACAGTAGAAAAAATGTCTGTGTCATCTGGTTGAAAGCAGAATTGCAAGCAGTCAGAGACGGGCGTAGGTACGGGTGAAACCTCGGGGTGTGATATTATAGAGATTGCCATTTATCCAAGTCGGTTTTGATTCATTATGCCTTCGCGCTCAATTCGGCGGTTTGCGTCGTTTAGGCCGTTGCCTATACCGGATCGCACCTCGCTACCTACTGCTTTTGATACTTCGTTTGCCACAATCCGGCCAATCGCCGTTACCTGTTCGTCTGAAAACGAAGCGACTGCCGATACATTCAGGGTAGATGAAGAGAAAGACGTTTGCGGCACATAGCCGACAACGCCGCCCGTTGCGAAGTGCGGAACAGGCATCTTGCTTGCTATGCCCGGCACTCCGGCGCGGTGAAACACATCATGCCCCGCCATTTCCATAACATTGCTTTGCTGCTCTTCAGTTAGCAGCATTTCGCCTGGCTTTACGTAAGCAAGCACCGTATCACCATGCGCGGTGCGCGGTGCATTTTGCCGCTCACGGATTCTGCCGGATGCAAGGCGCTTGACCTGGCCACCTTGCCAAAACTCTTGCGATTTGATCTCTGCTACTTGTACTGCGCCTGCAATTGCCGCGCCTCCTGCGAGTATCAAGTTTGCAGGGAAAGGCGCGCCTGTGAGTGCCTTTGTGATTGCCAGCGCCGTATTGATAAGCGCTTCCTTGATTGCGGCTGCCTTGCGCTGCTGCGCGAATTTGCGTTCTATTGCAGCCTTTTCCTTTTCGTACTTTTCTCGGATCAGTTTCTCCTGATCCGCATTGCCGTTCGCGGCATCTATCTCTTTTTGCTGCCGCACCTCCAAGGCTGCAAGGGCTGCATTTTGCTCGGCATTGCGGCGGTTTTCCGAAATATTGAACGCTGCGCTTGCCGCAGTTTCTGCGCTACTGATTGCGGTTGCAGTAAGTACCTCAAGCGTCCTTTTCTCTTTTTCGATCCGCTCATCGCTGGCTTTATCCCGCCGCTCTTTATCCCGCTTTGCGCCTTCCTCTACCTGCTTCTCCATCTCATCGAGCGCCTTTTGCGAGGCAGCATCTATCTTGATTTCGATAGGAAATTCCACTGCCTGCATGCGTGCCTCGACTTCCTTACGCAGTTGTTCTGCCTGATCCTTTGCGCTTTTCTTGTTGTCCTCCGTAAGCAGCTCAGGCACAAAACTTATAGTCGGCGCTTCGGCAGTATCCGGTGCAGACGGTGCGAGCTTGCGCCCCGTGCGCGTAAAGAATTGCAATTCCAGAAACGCTGACTTCGCCTTGTCCAGTTTCTTTTTCGCCTCATCAAGCTGCGTGATTAGCGACGGCATAATGCCGCTCGATGACGGCGTTTTGTTTATCCTGCCTTCGAGCGTCTTGATTTCTTCTTCGATTGCGGCAATAGATCCTGCCAGCGCTTTTAATGCGCCGCCGCCCGGTGTGCTTGTTTTCTGCTTGTCCCCGCCTTCAAATATTTTATTGATTTCACCCTCTATTTCTGAAAGCGTTTTGCCTGTCGTGCGAAGTGCAGTTTCGTTTGCTGTTTGTTGCAGGTCTGCGAGTGCGCCCTGCGTTTTTTGCAGACTTTCGCGCAGCGAGTTTATGCGCCGCTCTGCCTGCGCGCCAATGTTTTCGGTTTGTCGAATGTCCCCGGCATCGTTGCGCACAATGCCAGACGTAGCACCTGCCGCACGCCGCGCCTTGTCCCCATCAATCAGGGCTTTGGTAAGTTCGTTTTCTAATTTAATCTTTTCCTTGGTTAGCGCCGTGCGCTGCTCTTCGGTGGACTGAAGCAGGATTCGCTGCTCAAATAGCGAATTGCCAAACGCCATTGTTTTAGCAAGGTCAATTTGCCCGTTTGTATCGTCGTTTACAAACTTAAGGTATTGCGGATACTGCTCTTTGAGAGTAGAAATTACGCGGTTGCGTTCGCTTTCGCTGGTTGTAACATCTTGCACGACAGACAGCATCGCTGTAAAATCAGCCTGCTGCTGCTGCAATTCTTGCGAAAGCGGAGTATCGAGAAAATCGTTTACGCTGCCAACAATATCGTTAATGCCATCAAAAAACGACTTTAGCGTGCCGCCGCCCGAGCCGATTGAGGCGAATAATTGTTGAAAGTTGTCAACCAGGTTTGAAAGCGTGCCGTCGAGTGTCTGCGATACTGCGCTTGCTGCTCCCGCAACGCCGGGCATTTGCCCCAGTTTGAGCAGGTATCCCGTGATGTTGTCCGCCGTATTCTTGAATGTTTCAGACTGCCCTTTGAAAGTTACGCGTATGTCATCGCCGTTCTTGCGGGCAACAATACCAAACTCCTTCAGGCGCTCAAACTCGCCCGTCTGTGCATCAAGCACAGCCTCCGTGAATTGGTCTATTGTCTTGAACTGCGTTGCTGCAATGTCGCCAAACGTGCGAAGCTGCTCGACAGTAGGACTAAACCCCCGGTTTTGAAGTTTGATAAATGCGCCCGTGACCTCATCTAACTGAAACGGCGTTTCTTTCGCAAACGATTTTATGTCGGCAAATATGGTTTTCGCGCCCTGGTCGTTGCCAATACTTTGCCGAAGTGTGGCAAATAGCTTGTCGTAACTTCTTACCGCATTGATTATCTCCCCGCCACCTATCGCAACACCTGCACCGCCAAGCAGGCTGCCAACCGCGCTGAATGCAGACTTATAGTTACCTACATTCCCCGTGAACCGCCCGAGCGATTGCTCGATGCTGTCAATTTGCTTTTTTACGCCTGCTGCGTTTGAAATTATAGACTGCCCAAACCTGGAATTTCTTTCGGCAGCCGACAGTTTTGTAACCTGGTCTGTGAGCTTTGAATATTCAAGGCGCAAGCCTGCGAGTGAATCTTTCGGAACGGTAGTCGCCTTGAACTCGCGGTTTAGCTTTGCCTGCTCTTCGCGCAGCGCGGCTGATTCCCGGCGCAGCTTAACCTGCTCACCAAGCAGCGCGTCGTAAGGCGAACCAATCCGCTTCGCCTCTTTAATTTGGTCGTTAATCGCCTTTTGCCTGTCGCGTATTGTCTCCTGCGTCTTAGCAACGCCGACATCTTGCGCGGAAAAGGTGAATAGTATTTTTTGTGCCATTTCTATGTATAGAAGATAATCGGTTCAATTATTTCGGGCTGCGAAAACTCGATGGTTAACTTCGCGCCTGTTGTTTCTTCGATCACGCGCCCAATTATTTCAAGATCGCGCTCCAGCGCCGTTGACGCAAATCCAACACGGTCGCCCGACTTGCTGAAACGCGAACTTGCGAATGTCGGCATGCCCTCGCGGGCGTGTACATGTGCCGTAGCAAATGCGGCTCCAACTGCCTCGCGCTCCTCCAGACCTTTCGACTTGAAAAAAGTGATAAGCCCCTGGATGTACTTGCTTGCACCGCCGCCGCCCCTGCCGAAAGGAATACGGTCTGGCTTTACGCCAAATTCCAGCGCAAGCCCATACTCTTCGCACTCGATCACCGCCGTTACCGTATCGCTGCCGTTGTCATCAATGCGGTACTGAATAGAATCATGCAACCGCCCCGTGTTGTAATGCCCCTGCGCGATCAGCTCCTTGCGAATATCGCCTTGTAGTATTGCCATTGCCCGTTCCAGGGCTGCGTGTATCGCTTCAATCATTTTTCTGTTTTTTCTCCGATTAGCAGCATGATTGCGGCAAAAATGCCGATTGCAAAGCCTGCCAGCGTAGCTAATATGTCAAGCAGCTTTGCCATTATCCGCATGTTTTGCAGGCTTGAGATAGCATCACGGGCATGTTCTCGATCCCGTCAAAGTTCCATACCGTTTCATCGCAATACTTCATATCAACGACCAGGTTGATTGAATTTCCATACAAGTTTTCTTGTGGAATCGCCGCTTTATATCCGCCTTGCTCTTTCACTCCCTGCGCTTGCAGGCTTCCCCATCCCTGGCTTTCGGTTATGCTTCTAATCATGCCCGCATCCTGCATCGCCTGCACCATCTCCGGCGTGTACAGGCTTATTTCTCCGTTGATTTCGTATAGGCGCGTTTTTCCGATCAGCGAAAGCGCCTGAAACAATAGCGCTTCCGTGTCTTCGTAGATCTCGTTTATTGTTCGCCCGGCGCAGCCCGTGCAAACCGTCTTATCTGTGCCGACGCTGAATTTGTCCAACACAGAAATATTGAACTCGAATTTGCGCGTATTCATCGCCGCGAACGGGCGATCAACCGTGTACGACCGCTCTATCACGACAAGGGCGGGAAACTCCCAGGTTGGTGCGCCTTTGTACTTATTGTTATGCCATGCGCGCGACCAAAAAAACGGCTTGTCTTTGTCGCACACCGTAGCGCCGAAGTTTTCGGCTTTCATGGCTGCTCCACCGCCCTGCTCTAATACGCGAAAAGTCTGCAACTGCCGACACTTGTCGGAGCAGGCAGGGCTGAATATCACCGCGTTTTTTAGCGCGTTGTAAAAATCTTGCTTGTTTATAGCCATTTTAAAATGTTGCGTTTTCTGTGCTAATCGCCCGAACGGCATCTTCGTAGAATGCTTCGAGCGCACTTTGCATTGGTGTTTTATCGGGGCATTCAAACCACCGCTTTTCAAGTAGCTTATGTAGGATCGCTTTATGCCCGACCCTTTGGAATACTTCTTCCTGGTGCTTTACAGCCCTGGAATATGCCTCTCGTTCCATGCGCTCATCTCCGCCACGACTGCGAAAGCCGGGAGGATTAAAGAACCAATAACAGGAAGGATCATTTCGCAGGCAGTCAAGATATTGAGCAAAAAAAAATCAACATCGAGTGCCGTTTTCGTATCTATTCCTTCAAAGAACTGCATGCGCTCGGCGATAAACGCCCGCTTTTCGCGCTCTGCATGTGGCAGTGATTCGCCCGGCATCCGGCATAAAATGGCAAGCACACGCAAATAGCGCGTGAATGTGTAATTGCCGTCCGGGTCGCCATGTGAAACAATGATTCTTTCGACTGCTGGCACATCAATATTTATCAGATCAATAGCTTTTGCCTCTGGCACAATTGCGCACAAGCGCTTGTAATACGGCTCAATGTCTTTTGCGTCCTGGCCTGTCAGCAGCATGGCTGCGCATTCGCGCACGCTTGCTGATTTCTGGATCTGATCGCTGAACAGCCGCACAGTTTCTTGCACCTCAATCGCTTCGTTTACGGTAATGTCTGGCAATATGCTGCCAACAATCGCCTTTTGGAAGATCACCGGAATATCAAAAGTCTGATCCCTGTACGTGAACCGACCGCTACATTCGCTGCCTTTCCAGCGACCTACGCAATCAACTGCCCAGGCGTATATGCCTTGTATCCCGCGCGTATCGCTGCGCCAGTAATCACCGCCGTATTCTGCTTGCAGCAGGTCGTGAAACGGAACGCCCGTAAATTCAGAAACCGCCTTTGCCATTGCAAGGGCGGTATTTGTGCCGGGGATCTGGATTTTTGCCGCTTCAGCGATAAACGACACATACCGCGCAAGCGGAAGTTCGTCTGGCGTGTCAGGCAGCATCGCTTCTGCGATTACACTGCCGTCCGCTCTATGTAGCTTTATTGACCTCATCCTGCAATTTTTGATTTCAGTTTGGCGGCAAGCTGGCGCGCACTTCCTGCAAGTTCTTCAGCAGGCAAACCCATTTTCAAAAGCGCCTCTTCGAGCTGATCGCGGGTGAATTTTTCGGCGATTTCTTTGGGCGATAGCGTTACGATTTCTTTCGCATCGTCTGCGCCGATAGCCGCCGCTTGGGTGCTTTTCACGCTTTTTTTAGGTGTTTCAACCTCCGCAGCACCTGCGCTTTCTTCCAACGTTGGTGTATATTGCGGGATTACGCCGCGCTCCTTGAGCCTCTGCTCCCGACTTGACCGCGCGTTCAACAGGGTTTGCGGCTCTTGTATTGCTTCCGTAGCGAGCCGCCTTGCCCTGCGCTCGCTCGGCGTCTTTGCGTCTATGCGTTCCCGCAAAATAACCGCTGGGCGCGTAGTCGTTTCTGCAAGGTATTTGCGGTTTTCTTCCAGGATGGCCAGGTTCCCTTCGCGCTTGAATAATGCGCGAATGATGGTTGCAAGGGCGCGCGGTTGCGGGGTGTTTACGCCGTGTCCATTCTGCCGAAGCAGCCAGGCGTATGAAGAGATAAAATTTGAAAGTGGTTGATCCATGCTATCTTAAAGGTCTGTTGAACTTCTTTTTGCCTGAAATTTTGAGCAAATCGAAATATTTTTTCATTATGTACAAATCTGAAAAGTCCGGGCTTCTGCCAATCGCGGCTTTTACAAGTTCTTTAGACATTATTCGAAGTTTGCCGTCTGTTACGTCCTTGTCTGCCTTAATCTGTGCAAGCTCTTCGGTTAACATCTCTACGTCCTCAGGCTCCACAACTGCCCGCGCCCATTCGCTTCCTTCGTTGATGTCGTAAGCCAGCTTATATGCGCACTGCGACCGCAGGTTTACAAATTCATTTTGCTGCTTTTGCTTTGCATCGCTATCGCGCTTCGTCTCTTCTTTCTGTACTGCGAACGGCGCAGCAGAGCCGTGAAACGGGATAGCGCCCGGGATAAACCCGCCTTCGCCACCCAGAAAATACCCAACCCCGTCGCTGTCGTAAATTATGCGGCTTGCCGGAATGCGGTGCTTTGCTTGCAAGTCTTTTGCAAATTTCAGAACCTGTGCGCCACCGGATCGCTTCATAAACCTGTGTTCAACCATCACGTTCCCATAAAATACCGCAGCCCGTAGAAAGTCTGATCCGCGCATCGCAATATCAAGCACCAAACACCTTTCTGAATAATCCTCTTTCACATAGTCGTTTGTAAACAGGTCGCTGATCGCGTCATTTTCAATCAATTGCAGCGGATCGTCCACGAACTCCCAGTCCCCCATGAATAACCGCGCCCGCATTGCGCCTTTCAGATTATCGAGCCGCTCAAACGATCCTTTCTCCCTAAACAAATTGTCGGTTACGCGTGACTGGATAAACTTTTTGTTTTCCGGTAGCGTACCGCTTGCGGCAGGCTTGTAAAACGAACTGTACATCCAGTTGCGCGACGGGTTTCCTGTTACCAGTAGTTTGCCCCGCACATTGTACTTGTCGTTCAAATGTCGCCCTATCCTTGTCCCCGCGACTTCATACGCTTTTGCGGCCACGCCGCCGCCTTCCTCTATCCATCCACCCGTGTACTCGGTCGAACCGAAACTATCAAAATCCGGGTCGCCCGGCTTGTGCATCATTTCAATTCCCTTTATCGTAGATCCATTATCGAACGTGATCTTTACCACCGTGTCGTTATACTTCCAGGCACTTGCCGGAATTTTATGCTTTGCACATACCTTCCTGAATGTTTCGACCGTACTCTCCCTGATCTGCGAAAGGTGATGTCGCCCGATAAACCAGCGTGTGCCGGGATAAGCAAGGCACGACCACAGTAACCACTCGCAACCTGTCCAGCTTTTCCCGCCCATCGCCGCGCCGCCAAACAGCAATTCGTCTGTTTCACTATCCGTAAGGGCGGTTAGCGCCTCAATCTGCTTGTCAGATAGGGAAAGAACGTCGAATATTCCTTCCTTGAAACAATCCGCTTTTGCATTTATAATGCTGTTATCCGTTATCCGCACCGTCATTTGCCTTCATAATTTTACGAAGGATGTCTGCCTTGTCTTGCGTAGAAAGCGCTGAAAGCGGGTCGCTGTTGATTGACTCCCCGTTTGTAGTCATATCCACTTGCGCCTTTGCCTTGCCCTCGAGCCTGTCGTTTATCTTGTCCCATGCCTGCACGTCCCCGGCCAATGCCCTTGCCATAATCTTCAAGTCCATTAATTCGGCCACGGTGAAAGTCCCTGCCTCGTTGGTAACGGGGTTTACGTCGTCCATTTTGGCGTCAAGGAACTTGCGCATACGTGTAGCTGCATTCATAACGCCTTTTGGCCGTCCGTTAGGATTTCCGCTAACGCCGGGCTTAAATTCGGTTTCCGGCGATCTTTTGCCTCCTTTTGCCATATTAGCCTGTTTTTAGCCTGATTTATTCGCTTTACTTGCGCTCCCAGTATTGTGTTTCAGAAATAAAAGCGCCGAGCTGCGATACTTCGCAGACGGCGCTTCCCAAAAAACGCACTCTCATGGCAGTGTGCGTTTCGCTCCCTGTGTTAAACAGGTTTATTGTATCGTTTTGCTGCCAGTAATGGAAGCGGTTTACCCATACCTCCTGCCCGGCAGCATAGAATGTTTGTTTGGCTTCGCTTTCTGTGAATTGCCAGGTCTGGTCTTTGTTTACGCAAACAAGGCATTGCCAGTCGCCGACAATCGCGGCGGGCGCATCATGCTCCTTGTGGCAAGACAGCGCGGTGAATATGACGAGAAAAAGAAGCGTGATTTTCTGCATAAACTATTCTTACAATAATCGTGCAAGCATGACAAAAGTACCAACATTTTTCCAAACTTTATGCAAATTAAATTTTTAACGTTGTGTTTGGGCGCTGCGCCATATTTTCGTAGCAAACAAATTCAAATTAATATGAAAAAATATTGTAACGACTGCAAACGTCCTGTAACGCCGATCCGACCCGGCGTAAGCATCGCCGTAATTCTGCTTTGCCTGGCGGCAGGCTTCCTGTTTGGCATTATCGGCGCGGGAGTGCTACTTGTGCTGTACCTACTTGTTTACGGGCTATCCGCGCCTAACACATGCCCTATATGCAAGGGTAGCGACTTTGGCGATATGCCTGAAGGCGAAAGCGCCGAGGGCGAAGCAGGCGCGTAGGCGCTGCAAATGCCGCTATTATTTATATTACACTAAAATAAATATAAAGAAAAGTGTTAAATAATTTGGCGGTATGTATGCAAGTGCGTACATTTGTACTATCAAAAACGAAATAAATGAATCACACAATGAGAAAGATAAAGGTTTACCGGGGCATAATGGCAGACTCAATAGAAAGCATTGACCTTGGCAACTTGGGTGTACACTGGTCAGCAGATCAATACTTTGCCGATGGAGCCGGAAAGGGCGAAAACACGAAGTTGAGCGATGCAAAATTTGGTAGCCAAAACTTTATCTTATCAACATGGGTCGAACTCGAAAGTGTCAACTTTGATGCAACGGTAGAATCGAATAATGAATACCCACACGAATACGAAATCGTGTTGTCGCAAAACCTGTATATTGAGGTAGAGATAAATGACGATTTCGGCTATGTAGTATTTGCTGGCAAAGCCAACACCGGAACAAGGTCTGATGACTGGGCTAACAAGTCATACGGGAATGCTTATTCGGATTTTGAAAACTTGGTTAATAGCCTGTCAGAATGGGCAGACGTTAAATAAAGCAATCACCCAGGATGCCGAAAATGGGAAATAGAGTAGGCGTAACTTTTTAAAAACAACAGAACCCGTCACTGTAACCGGGAGAAAATGA